TCGTTGAAGTACAAGCAACTGAATCGTAATAGGAGGACTAAAAAGTTATGGGTACTAAAAATACAGATCTAGTAGCAAACTTTGAGGCATCTCCTCAAGTTGCTAACAACTCAGCTGAACTTCATGGCGTTCTAAGAACTGCTCATGGAACAGTTGAATTAGCCGCAGGTGACAGTGATGATAACGATATTGTTATGTTAGCACCGATCCCATCAAATGCTGCTGTTCCAAGTTTATTCATTGGTTCAGACAGTTTAGGTGGATCATGCACATTCAATGTTGGTATCTACAAAACTGATGGTACAGTTAAAGATGAAGATGTCTTTGCAACTCTAGTAGCCGATGGTGCTGCTATGACAGACGTTAGATTCGAAGCTGCTAACATCGACACTGCTGGTCAAAAAATGTATGAATTAGCTGGAGACACTACAGATCCGGGTGGTTACTACTACATTGCAGCGACTATGTCTGCTGCAGGTGGAACTGCTGGAACTATGTCTTGGAACATTACATACGTTGTAAACTAATAGAATTTTAGGGGAGGAAAGCGAGAGTGGAACTCCCCTAGGATGCAATGAAAACAATAAAAGATTTAAAAACAATTTTACATTTTAAAAAAGGGAATCATATATATCGTTATGTTTTAGTAGATAGATTTCAATATGGTCCAAAATATCATTATGGATTTGATACAAAGGAAGAAAGAACAGAAGAAGAAATATTTGCTTTACAAAATAATAGAAAATTAAGAAGAAAATATATCATTAAAAATGACAAAAAATGACTTTGATCCAAGAAACCTTGGATTATACGCTGAACCAAAACAATTATTGCATTTTCAATGGCAAGACGATACTAGAGTATATAGATATGCTTTAGTTGAAATTATTGAAGAAAAAGATATTAATAGTAGAACTAAGCAGAAAAAAGATGAGTTAGAATTAACTCAAGAAGATATATGGAGAAAATATGGCATCAGTAGTAGACATTTGTAATGGAGCATTAAATCAACTTGGTGCATCCACAATCTTAACTTTGACAGAAGATTCTAAGAATGCAAGACTTTGTAACGCAAGATATACACAAGTAAGAGACAGTGTATTTAGATCACATCCTTGGAATTGTTTACAAAAAAGAATACAACTTGCCGCAGATACAGATACTCCAGCATGGGGTTTTACAAAACAATATACTTTACCTGCAGATTGTTTAAGAGTTTTAACAATACTTGATTATGATGCTGATTATAAAATAGAAGGTAGAAAAATTTTAACTGATAACTCTACTATGAAAATACTTTACATTTCAAGAGTAGAAGATCCAAATGAATACGATGAATTATTAAGAGAAACTTTATCAGCTGCTTTAGCTGCAGATATTGCTTATGCAGTAACAAGTTCTAATCCAACTGCTACAAATATGTTTAATCTATTTCAAAGTAAATTAAAAGAAGCTAGATTTGTAGATTCAACAGAAGGTCAAAACTTATCTCCAGATAAAGGAATGGCAGACGTTATAGGAGCTGATACATTTATTAACTCAAGGTTTTAATAATGGCTAGAGTTGCTGTTCAATTAACAAACTTCACAGGTGGTGAATTATCACCAAGACTAGATGGTCGTAATGATCTAACTAAATATCCTACAGGATGTAAAACATTAGAAAATTTTGTTGTGTTTCCACATGGTAGTGCTGCAAGAAGAAGTGGTACTCAGTTTGTTGCAGAAATAAAAGATAGTTCTAAAAAAACAAGATTAATCCCTTTCGAATTTTCTACAACACAAACTTACATGATGGAGTTTGGAAATCAGTATATTAGATTCTACAAAGACAATGGTCAAATATTAGAATCAGATGTTACAATCAGTGGTGCAACACAAGCTAATCCAGTAGTAATAACTGCAACAGGTCATAGCTATAGTAATGGTGATGAGATCAGTATTACTGGTGTTGCAGGTATGACAGAACTAAATAATAAAAGATATTTAGTTGCAAACAAAACAACTAATACATTTGAGATTACAGATGTTGATGGCACAAATATAAATGGTACAGGATTTACTGCTTACGCTTCTGGTGGTGTAGCAAATAGAGTTTATGAAATATCAACACCATATTTAACAGCAGAACTATTTGATTTAAAGTTCGCGCAAAGTGCTGATGTAATGTATATTACACATCCAAATCATGAAGTAGAAAAATTATCAAGATCTGGTCATACTTCTTGGACTCTAACAGATGTAGACTTTACTGATGGTCCATACCTAGATGATAATATTACTGCTACAACATTAACTCCCGGTTCTTCTGGTGTTGGAACTGGAGTATCTTTAACAGCTTCAGCAATCACAGGTATCAATGGAGATACAGGTTTTCAAACTACAGATGTTGGAAGGTTAGTTAGAATAGGTGATGGTTATGCAAAGATAACTGCAAGAACTGATACTACAAATGCAACAATGGAAATATTAGAAGATTTAGGTTCTTCTTCAGCAACAACAAATTGGTCTTTAGGTTCTTTCTCAGACACTACAGGTCATCCTTCTTGCGTAACCTTCTTTGAACAAAGATTAGTTTTTGCAGGAACAACAGATCAACCGCAAACAGTTTTCTTTTCAAAGTCTGGTGATTATGAAAACATGAATGAAAACAGAGGTGGTACTGTAGCAGATGATGATGCAATCATTTATACAATCGCATCAAACCAAGTAAACGCAATTCGTTTTATGACCGCTACAAGAACTTTGATTATTGGTACAGCTGGTGGTGAGTTTGCGGTAAGTGGTGGTGGTACAGATGTTGCAATCACGCCTACAAATATTTTAATTAAAAAACAATCTAACCATGGCGCAGCAAATGTAGATGCTATCCCCGCTGGGAATGCTACACTGTTTTTACAAAGAGCAAAAAGAAAACTAAGAGAACTTGCATATAACTTTGATGTTGATGGTTATGTATCTCCAGATTTAACTATCCTTGCAGAACATATTACCGAAGGTGGATTGACACAACTATCTTATCAACAAGAACCTAATCAAATTATTTGGGGTGTAAGAGATGATGGAGAGCTTGTAGGATTAACTTATCAAAGAGAGCAACAAGTAGTTGCTTGGCATAGACACAAATTTGGTGGCACATTTGGATCTGGAGCTAGTGCTACAGGTTTTGGTGTTTGTGAAAGTGTTGCAACAATACCTACAGATAATTCAGAATATCAAGTGTATGTTATTGTTAAAAGAACAATCAATAGTGTAACTAGAAGATATGTAGAATACATAAATAATTTTGATTTTGACGAAACAGATGACACCACATTTAATTTTTTAGATTCACAACTTAACTACAGTGGTTCATCTACAGATACAATTACAGGACTAGATCATCTTGAAGGTCAAACAGTATCTATCTTAGCAGATGGTTCTACTCATCCAGATAAAACTGTTAGCTCTGGAAGTATTACTTTAGATAGAAATGTTACAAAAGCAAAAGTTGGATTAGGATATACATCATTACTACAGACTATGCGATTAGATGCAGGATCACAAGATGGAACATCACAAGGTAAAACTAAAAGAATATTTGATATTTCAATAAGACTATATGAATCTATTGGTGTAGAGGTTGGACCAGACTTATCTAATATGGAAAGAATACCATTTAGAAGTTCTGCTGATGCTATGGATAGTGGATTAGGAGTCTTTACAGGAGACAAAGAAGTGGAGTTTAGAGGTAACTATGAAACCGATGGGTTTATCTTTGTAAGACAAACTCAACCTTTACCTTTGACGATTTTATCGTTATACCCTAGACTTCAGACAAATGATGGATAATATACTATATGTAGTGCCGTATACAAAAGAACACGGCAGATATATATTATCAAATCAAATGAACCATCCTTTAATGGATAAGGATGCAGAGTTTGATGGAGATGCTATGCAACTGGAGGAAAAAGGATTGGCTTATACTTGTATGATTAATAATGAACCTGTTGCGGCAGCTGGTATGAAAATTATTTGGAAAGGTGTAGCAGAAGGTTGGGTTATTGCAACGAACAAAGTTTGGGATCATCCTTTACTTGTTGCTAAAGCTATTAAAAAAAATTTTGCAAGACTAGCAAAAGAAAATAATATTAAAAGAGTTCAAACTGCTGTAAGAGAAGATTTTATTAAAGGTATAAGATTTGCTAAGTGGTTAGGATTGGAGAACGAAGGATTAATGAAACACTATGGTTTTGATGGTTCACATCAATACAGATATGCGAGGATATTTTAAATGAGTTGGATAACAGCAGTAGTTTCAGTTGCAGCGGCACAACAAGCATCAGCTGCAGGTAAATATAATGCAGCTATTAAACAAAGAAATGCTCAAGTTGCAGAACAAGAAGCAAAAGCAATAGAACAAAAAACTGTTTATGATATTGCACAATTTGATAGAAAATTTGCTGCTTTACAAGGTCAAACTAAAACTGCTGTATTAAAATCTGGTGCAGAACTATCTGGTTCTGGTTTAAGAATATTAAGAGCTAATGCTGAACAAGCAGAAATAGAAAAAGATTTAATGGAATATAATTCTAAAATTGGTCAAGCAAGAGCTTTTGAACAAGCTAATTTTGCAAGAATGCAAAGTGTAGTTGCTAAAAATGAAGCACGTGCTGCTGAACTTGGATATTATGCTCAAGCAGGTAAAAGTCTATTAACAGTTTTTGGAGATCAATAATGCCAAAAATACCAACATATACAGCTAAAGGAACATTAACTACAGAAACAACTGGAATAAAAACAGCGTTTCAAATATCTCCTACTGCAACTCCCGCTGCTGCTTTACTTCCTGCTGCAAAAGCAGTTGAAGATTATTTTATAAAACAAAGAGATAATACAGAAAAATTACAAGCTAAAAAAACATTTTATGAAATGAAATCAGTGTCTGACAAAATTATGGAAAAATATAAAAACAATTCAGACGAATTTTCTTCTGTTGCAGGTTATAATGAAGAATTTGGTATCTATAGAAATCAACAACTATCACAAATAAAAAATAAAAGAGTAAAAAAAAGATTAGAAAATTTATTAGATATAGATCATCCAGAAAATATTTATAAAATTAAAAGTAACTCTTTTTCTGCTTTTGAAAATGAAAGTGAAGTTACTTATGAAAATGAACAGAATATTTTAGCTAATGAATATACTTTAGCAACTGACTCTAAAACAAAAGAAAAAATTTTAGATAAAAGAATTAATAGTGCTATTGAATACGAAAACACACATCAATTAGGTAAAGCATGGTTAGATGAAACAACAAATAAAATTAAAGGTGATAGTGAATTGTTTGAAGTAGAAAAAGCTATTGCTAATAAACAATATAACAAAGCAACTGAGTTGTTAAAAATATCTAAAAATATAGATAATGAAGAAGTGGAAAAAGCAGTAATTAAAATTCAAAAAGAATCTGCTGAATATAATGAAACAAATTTATATGTAGGTGAAATATTAAAAGGTAATAATCCATTTATAGGTAAAACCCCTAAAAATACTACAGAAAAAAAAGTATTAGAAACAACTGATAGTTTGTTACAAAATCAAGCAGCTAAAAATAATTTAAATGAAGAACAAACATTTGCTTATGTAGATCAAGTTTATACTGAAACAGGAATATTATCTCCAACGTATAAAGATTTATTTGAATCTGCTTACAATGCTGGTTCTACTACTACTTTTGATTCTGCTGCAGATATACCAAATGAAATTATATTAGCTGTAAAATCAGCAGAAATCGCAGATAAAACTGGAAGATTAAATGTTTATACTACTGATGAGCAAGAAAGATTTTTTAAAAATGTAATAGTTTTAAAAAAAATATTAGGATTAGATGATTTTCAAGCTATTAAAAAAGCAAAAGAATTTGAAATGAATTATGATAGAGATATTATTAGAGGTGCGAACAAAAAAAGAAATAGAACTTTAGAATTAGTAGAACAAAAATTTAAAAAAAGCAAAGCAACTAATATTGGTGAAGTAAAAGGTTATGCTAATAAATTGTTTAATATGTATGTAGCTAATGGTATTTCTGGATCTAAAGCTCAAAATCAAGTTATAGAAGATTTAGAAAATTCCATAATTGAAATAGATGATCATGCATATTTAAAAAGAGATATTGATGCATTTAAATCTATTGGTGGATTAGATCAAGTTAAAACTATTAAAGAATATATTATAAAAAATAGATTAACTGATCAAGAACCAGATGATTATTATTTAAAACATATTGGTGGTGGTTTATTTGAAATAAGAAGAGAAATAGATTTATCTACTGTTTATGGTGATGATGATAAACCTTTATTATTTTATCCAGAAGATTTAATTAAAATTGTTAATCAAGCAAAAATAGAACAAGAAATAGCTAAAAAAGAAGAGGTTAAAGAATCACAAACATTAAAACAAGAAGCCGGAGAAGAATTTGCAACAAGTGTCGGATTTGACATAACAGGATCTTAATATGTCTCAAGGAAGTAATCTTGATTTAATTTTAAGTACAGACTATTTAAGTATAGAAGATCAAAAAATATTACAGGAAGAAAATCAACAAGAAAAAATATCTTTAGGTGAAGGTATAAGTTTAGCTATTCAACAAGAACAAATATTACCTTCAATATTAAAATCAGTTTCACAACCAGAGTTAGAACCCAACTATGATTTTAGAATTGATGATGAATTGTTTGATGAATTGTCAAAAGATATAGATATTCAATATTGGGATGAATTTTCAAATGCAAGTTCTAAAGCACAAGCATTTCAAATTAGACAAAGAATATTAGACGCACAAGAAGCAAACAAAAAATTATCTACATTAGGATTTACTGGTACAGCTTTAAGAGTAGGTGCAGCAATATTAGATCCAGCAGCTTTAGTTGCAGACGCTGTTACTTTTGGACTTGCTCGACCCTTTATATATGCAAACAGAGCATCAAGATTATCTAAATATATTAGAGGTGGTTTAATTGGTTCTGGTCAAGCAGCAGCAATAACAGCTCCTGTAGTTATTAACGACCCAACAAGAGATATAGATGAGATAGGTTATGCAGCTATGATGGGTGGTGCAATAACTGCTGGACTAACAAGATTTCTTCAACCAAAACATCCAGATATAAATAAATTTGATGCTAAATCTCAAGAACTTGGAAAGGCTATAGAAAAGAAAACTTTAAAAGAAGATGGATTTAAAGTTACAGATAAAGGAGAAAAATATTTTGCTTCAGATAGAAATCCAGAAATAAATCATAATGTTAATGAAATAGATAATTTAACTGCAAAAAATGAAGTTATGTTACCTACAAAAAAAATTATTGAAGATGTTAAAAAAGGTGTTGAAGCTGACGAATTATTAAATAATTTTTTTGATAGAATAGATACAACACCAGAAGTTGCAGGTAAATTAAGAATAGATAAATCTTTTCATTTAAGAAAATCTCACAATCCATATATGAGATCAGCATCTGAAAAATTATTAGAAGATTCTGTGGGTAATAAAGATTACTCAAGATCTATATTAACAGCTGATCTTCATAAAAATAATTATGCCGCAACTAGATTAACTTCTTTTTATAAAGATTATGAACCAGCATTTGCAGATTATTTAAAAGAAATTGGTAAAACAACTAAATTTAAAAGTTACAATTTAAATGATCGTTTACAATTTTCTAATTTAGTTTCTCGTGCAGTTAGAGGTGAGGTAGTTGATTTTGCATCAGTAACAAAAGGATCTGAAGCTACTAAAAAATTATTTAAAGGTATGCTTGATGATTTAAGAAAAGATGGTGTAGAAGGTGCAGCAGATATTTTAGATAACCCTAATTATTTTCCTAGACATTGGTCCATATCAAGAATGCAAGATATTCAAGAAAGTATTGGTTACGATAAAGTAATTAATTTTTTAAAGAACTCTTTAGTTAAAGGATCTATAGATTTATCTGATGCAGATGGAGCTAAACTTGCAGGTCATATATGGAGAATGATTAATACTGCAAAATTTGGTGATGGTTTTTCTGTTGACAGGCTTTTAAGAACTACAGATGAAACAGAATTAAGAGGATTAATTGGAGATTATACTAATTTAGATACAGCTGAAATTAACGATTTAGTTAAAGTATTATTAAAACCACAAAAACCTCAAGTACCTGCTAGACTTCAAAAAAGAGCTTCATTTGATGAAACACATGAAGAGGTTATTGATGGTAAAAAAATAAAATTAACAGATATGTTAGACAATAATACTGAAGGTGTTGTTGGTGCATATATAAATCAAATGTCTGGTCATGTTGCTTTTGCAAGAGTAGGTATTAAATCTAAAAATGATTACGGAAAAATATTAGATAAAATTAAAGAAGGATATACTCTTCCAGAAGTTGCAAAAAAATATTCAACAAGAACTGGACAAATAAAACAAAATTTTGAATTAGAAACATTAGAAACTATATATAAAAATATTATTGGTATTCCTACTGAAAGAAATATTAAAGGTGGAACAGCAACAGTATTAAGAAATTTAAGAAAATATAATTATGCCAATGTATTTAACCAAGTAGGTTTTGCACAGATTCCAGAAATGGGAAATATTATTGGTACTGCTGGAGTTAGAACATTTGTTAAATATATTCCAGAATTTAAAAATATATTAACAAGAGCTAAAGATGGAAAGTTATCAAATGAATTTTTAGATGAAATAGAAACATTAGTTTCTGGCACAGGATCAAATAGATTAGTAGATAGTGTTATTAACAGAACAGATGACTTTGCTGGTATGACAACTAAAGTTGGTAAAGTAGAAAAAACTTTAGATGTTGCAACAAGAATAACGTCTGATTTTTCTGGGTTTCATGCAGTAGATACATTATCAAGAAGATTAGCAACAATTACTTCATTTGATAAACTTGCTAGACACGCAACAGGTAAATTAAAATTAAAACCTAGTGACATTAAAAGATATAAAAACATAGGATTTAGTGAACAAGAATTAGAATTAGTATTTAGTAATATAAGAAAAAATTCTACGTTTATTGAAGGTGGTTTAACAGGAAGAAAAATAAGAAGATTAAATGTAGATAAATGGGATGATCAAGACTTAGTAAATAAAATGTCTTTGTATATGAACAGACATTTAAGAAGAGTTATTCAAGAAAATAATTATGGTGAAATGGTAGCATTGGGTGCTGATAGTTCTTTAGGTAAAACATTATTACAATTTAGAAATTTTGTAATTACTGCTTATGCTAAACAATTACAACATGGATTACACATGAGAGATTTTACTTTCTTTAGTTCAGTAATGACATCTACTATGTTAGCATCATTAGTTTATGTTTCTCAACAATACATACAAGCAATAGGTAAAACAGGTGAAGAAAGAGATGAATTTTTAGAAGAAAGATTATCACCAGAAGCTATAGGTGGTGCAACTTTTCAAAGAAATACATATGCTACTTTATTACCACCTGTTATAGACACAGCTTTATATTATAGTGGAAATGATACTTTATTTAATTATAGATCATCTGGATTAGAAACTAATTTATGGACAGGTAATCCAACATATTCATTAGTGCAAAAAACAGGTGGTGCAATAAGAAGTACAGGTAAAGCTGTCTTTGATGATGAATATGATTTTAGTAAAAGGGATGCATATAAATGGTTGAGAATATTACCATATCAGAATATGCTTGGAGTTCGTAATGTTTTACAATATATGATAGATGAATCTGATTTGCCAAAGACATCTAATTAATGTAGACAATAAAAGGATAATTTAATATAGAGAACTAATATGACAATATCTTCGACTACAGTAAAAAATTCATATTCGGGTGATGGTAGTACAACTACCTTCAATTATACATTTAAGATTTTTGCGGACTCTGACTTACAGGTCATAATAAGATCATCGACAGGAACTGAAACTGTTAAGACTATTACTACACATTATACAGTAACTGGTGCAGGTTCTGCTTCTGGTGGAACTGTAGTATTTACTGCTGGTAATATTCCAACAAATACAGAAACAGTTGTGTTGAGAAGAGCAGTTCCGCAAACACAGGCAATAGATTATATT